GGAGGCAAACGCAAAAAAGAAGGAAGAAAAAGTAAAAAAGAAAGCAACCGTAGTCCACCTAGCTAGTCCTGAATAAATTTGGTATAATTGGCTATGATAGAGCCTACCATATTCGTGGGTCCACCCGGTACCGGGAAAACCACGACGTTGCTGGACACCGTTAACCAGGAAATGGATAACGGTGTCCCTCCCGATCGCATTGGGTTCATGACTTTCACCAAGCGTGGGGTGGAAGAAGCGATATCGCGCGCCAGCGAACGGTTTAACCTCCCCCGCAGCCGTTTCCGGTATTTCAATACACTCCATGCCGCTGCATTCAGACAATTACAACTGAGCACCGACCATGTCTTTACCGGTAAGAAGGTGTGGGAGTTTGGTACTCAGTACGGATATGAATTGCATGGTAGTCTGTCGTCTGACGATGGCACCTACACGAATTTCTGGGGTGATGATTTAGTTCTATTCTTCGAGAACTATGCACGTATCACACGGCAATCATTTGATACTGTTATACGACAGAATGATTTTATTGTGCCAGATTTTGATCGGGCACAACAGTTGATCAAAGAATTTCGGCAATTTAAAGCCGAAAATGCATTATTCGATTTTACTGATATGATTGAAGAATTTATAAAGCAAGACGACCCACCGCGCCTAGACGTTTTAATAGTGGATGAGGCGCAGGACCTAAGTGAACTGCAATGGGAAATGGTCGAACTACTGGCCAAATTTGTCAAACGAATGTATGTGGCCGGTGATGATGATCAGACGATTTTTACCTGGGCAGGAGCCAGCACACGATTTATCACACTACCCGGCAGCACTACTGTCCTAAAACAAAGTCATAGAGTTCCATGCGCAGTGCATGAATTAGCTAATCGCATGATAAGTAAAGTCTATAATCGTCGTCCAAAGTTCTGGGTTCCACGTACAGCCGAAGGTAGGGTTGATACGATAGAAGGTATATCGCAATTAGATCCTAATGTTTTAGATTCTGGCAGTGTAATGATGCTCGGCCGCACCGTTAAGTCACTGCGGCAGAAATACATCCCGTATTGCCGTGGCCATGGTATTCCATATCGGTATTTCGACGCCAATAGTGTGAAGCCGACTTATGCCAGGGCAATCACCGGTTGGCTCGATTTGCATGAAGGTAAGACTATACCAGCGACTGATGCTCTCAAAATTTATGAACTGCTTCCGACTGAAACGAGCAGCAAAAAGCCAGGGATCGCTTACGGCCATAAAGCCCGATTGAACCGGTTTGCGCAGCAAAGGGACACACCTGATGTTACATTGCGTGAATTAAAGCAGGACTTTGGTCTTCTGGCAGCAGGAATATGGCAAGAAGTCTTTACAGAGATTGAGCCAAAGGATGTTGAGTATATAGAAAGAGTCCTAAACAATGGCCATTCACTCTTAGAAACGCCAAAAGTTCACATTTCTACAATCCACCGGGTAAAGGGAGGCCAAGCCGATACGGTCGTACTGCTTTCAGATACAGCCAAGGCAGCAGATAAATTTGGAACTGGTAACCAAGATGAGGAAACCAGGGTTTTCTATACCGGTGTGACCAGGGCGTTCGAAAATTTGATTATGGTACACCCGGATAAGAGATACCACTTTGAAAGGCTGTTTGAATAATGCGTGACCAACTACCATTGCAGCTTGAACAAGGTCGCACAAGAGTTGGTCGTTACGTCAGTGCTCCTGGTGATAGGTGCGGCGCTTTCTTGATTATGGGACCATGTGACGCTATGTTAAAGATATTATCTTCAGGTGAAAGTACCACCGACGATCCTTGGGAGCATGTCAGCATTTCCACCGAAAAAAGATGTCCAAATTGGCAGGAAATGTGTTTCGTAAAGGATCTGTTTTGGGGTGATGATGACTGTGTTGTACAATATCATCCAGCTAAAATAGACTATATCAATAATCATCCATATGTGCTCCACTTGTGGAAACCACCGGAACAAATACCTCTGCCACCTAAATGGATGGTGTGACATGAGTATCGTCGATATAAAAGACCCGGTAGAACAGTTCGTAGCATTTATCGAGGAGCGTGAAAATATCAGAGTGCGTAGATCTAAGGGGTATCCTTGGCCCTGGACACATGAATCTATCTTGCAGCAATATCGGTTCACCAATATACATAGGGAAGACGATGCAACATCCATCCACTACCAGAAATCAGTACGTGACCGTTATGGAGATAATGAGCAGGTTTTCCCTGGGACTCTTTTGTATCGTTGGTTCAACCGCATATCTACTTGCGATCGTTTCTTTAATGAGCCTAACTTCACTAATAAATCTATTTTTGAACTTTATATCGACAGCGGTGATTACGATCTTCTATTAAACAGATTGAACCAAATTCCAACCCCACATGTGACCGGTGCTTATTTGATACCGAGCAAGCCCGGTTATCCAAAGGGTGAAGGTGTGCTGCAATACTTTCATAATTGGTGTAAGAGGCCCTGGCAGGAGCAATGGAGCCATTGGAAAACCGATGGCCCCCCGACATTGCAAGAGATGTATGATTGGATAGGTGCTGTTCCAGGGTTAGGAAGTTTTATGACTGCACAGATTGTGGCTGACCTTAAGTATCTGCCAACGTTTCAGAAAGCTTCTGACTGGTGGACGTTTGCTGCACCAGGGCCGGGTAGCAAGAAGGGTTTGAATATTGTAATTGGAGCAGATATAAAAAGCCCTTGGACTCTAAACGGATGGCGCGAAACACTGAATGAATTGAATGATCAAGTAACTCCAATGCTTGCAGATGCTGGAATTGAGAAACTCCACAATCAAGACTTACAAAACTGCTTGTGTGAGTTTTCCAAATTTACTAAGGTGGCAAGGGGTTTAGGTCGTCCACGGCAGATATTCAAACATGGGGTAGCCTAATGTTGATTGCGATACCGAGTCGTGGTAGACCAGACTGGAAGAAGCAAGTGACGTTGCGTAATTTCATTAATATGAAATGCAAGCGCCCAGTCACATTGTGTATTCCTGATGATTCAACAGAAGGCAGGCGATACAGAAATAATGTGATTACTGAACTTCAAAACCGTGGTGTGAATGTATCCATCGAATATGTGCCAAAAGAATATGATGGTATTTCACGTACACGTGAATGGATTCTAACACAACTATCGATAAAGACCGGTAAAAAGCGTGTGTTGATGCTCGATGATGATATGGACTTCTGTTATCGACCAAATATGGCAGATCCTGCACTTGAAACAATCAAAGATCTAGAGCGCTTTGAGGCTATGTTCGTGTTACTAGAGCAATGGTTGGAAGAAGGTTTCGTTCACATCGGGCTAGCCGCACGTCAGGGAAGTAACCATTTTCTAGGTCCGGAAACATTCCGGGATGTTACCCGTATGATGAATTGCTATGCTTACGACACACAAGCACTGAAAGAATTAAACGTGGAAATGGGGCGTATTCCGGTTATGGAAGATTTTGATCTTACGTTGCAGCTATTCAGAAAAGGTTACCCGAACCGTGTAGCTTACAATTTTGTTTGGAACCAGAGGGGAAGTGGCGCTGAAGGAGGTTGCAGCAGTTACAGAACTCCAGAGTTGCAGATGAAAGCGGCACAACAATTAAAGGAGTTACATCCCGAGTATGTAACTCTCGTAACTAAAACAACAGGTTCAGTCTGGAAAAATATGGAAGAACGTGAAGATGTGATCATACAGTAGGCAAAAGCTTTCGAAGACGGCAAGCGCTTTCGGGAGGAACAAAATGTCAGGGCGTAACACTCTGGATAAAATTTACGCCATTTTTGATGACATTGACCCGGATGAATATGGTTGTCACGTCTATCCTGGTATTCCTACCAAGGGTGGTTACTGCAAAGTATGGTTTGACGGAAAACGACATTTTGTGCATCGAGTTGCATTAGAACGAAAACTTGGTCGTCCAATTGCACCTGGATATTTTGCACTTCATAATTGTGACTACCCCTCTTGTGTGAATCCAGAACATTTATACGAAGGTACACACTACGATAATATGAATGATAAGATGAAAAGAAATCCAGATGCGTTTAATCAAATTAGGCAACTTGTTCATGTTAGATGGGGGACTTAGTCATGCACGTAATCGAAGCTGAAAATGTCCGTGATGCACTGCCTCGGGCAGTAGAATACCTGATGCGCTATGGTTTGAAGGAGCAAACCAGACAAGGCCCGGTCTTAGCTGCACCAGAGCCTGTTACAATTTGGTACCGTAATCCAAAGCAACACGTCCTCCTTAACCGGGTAAGGGATGCTAACCCATTTTTCCATTTGATAGAGGCAATGTGGATGCTTGCCGGTCGGCAGGATGGTGCGTTCTTGGATCACTATGTTAAAGACTTTAGCAAACGCTTTGGTAACAATGGTATCATCATGGGCGCTTATGGATATCGCTGGCGTCACGGACTACGGTTTGACCAACTCGATGAAATTGTGGCACAGTTACGGAAAGACCCTACATCCCGGCAATGTGTACTCCAAATGTGGGGAGCCGGTGAAACCCGTGAGCTCCTATCTTATTCGGCAAAACCCTGTAACCTTTCTGCTGCATTTCGTATCATTGATGGCAAGTTGGATATGACCGTGTTTAACCGGTCTAACGATCTTATATGGGGATGTTGTGGGGCGAACGCTGTGCACTTTCCAATACTACAAGAATACATTGCCGGTAGGTTAGGGCTGGATCTAGGATATTACCATCAAATATCTACTAACCTGCATCTGTATGAAGCACATATTAATATGATGCACAAACGCACAGGCGGTGAGGAAGGTGAGATCCAGGACTTTTTAAGGGACAGTTGGGTTTATGAGAAGACGCAACCGTTGATAACATATCCGTTAACATTTGATTTAGAGTTACAAGAAGTCCTATTATGGATCGATGGCGTACACGAGAATAAAGAAGTCTATGACGGAAATATTTCTAACGGATTTCTACGTGAAGTTGTACTGCCAATGGCTGCGGCCCATCAATACTATAAGGATAACGACAAAGAATGGGCTTACAGGAGTATAGAAGCAGTTATAGCAGAAGACTGGCGTAATGCGGGGAGGCAGTGGCTTGATAGGAGATATGATGAGCGAATCAGAAGATCTTCCAGTCAGACTTGATATCCGGTTAAGCGGTAATATCCACCGGTACCATACTTGGCCGACTATAGGCCAGCAGACGATTGCTGACCACAGTTGGCAGATCCTACGGATTTATCTGTGCGTAGTAGATGAAATAGACCCACACATGATTCGCCATATTTGTTTCCATGATGTTGGGGAAACATATATCGGGGATTTACCTTACCCTGTTAAAAGTGAAAACCATATGTTAAAAACTCAGTTAGATCGTATGGAGCAAATATCACACCATAGTCAACTCAATTTTTGGGGTGCATTCAAAACAACTTTCTTGACTGATCAAGATAAGGTGCTGTTTAAACAGATAGAGTTAATTGAAATGGCTGAGTTTGGTCTGGATCAATTGTGCCTCGGCAATAGTCACGGCTTAATTGTTGCAAATAGATGTCTACGCGTAGTCTACGAACAAAACCCTTGCATTCGGCTCGTTGATTATGTTAAAAAGAGGTTAGGGTTATTTTTTATGCAGATCAAATTTAAACCAATCGATGAAAAGCTTGGTGAGTGGTGGAACATAGAGAAATGGGAGGAGAAGAAAAATGTCTGCCAATGAAAGTCAAATAGGCGGCAAGCACTATAAGACGACATACGAACATTGGGATCTGTGTGTTAGGATCCCTCTAGGGTATCTCGAGGGGTGTACGACCAAGCATGTGTCCCGATGGCGTAAGAAGCTTGGCATCCAAGATCTACAGAAAGCATTGCACTACCTTGATAAATTAATAGAGGTGTCAACTTATGACAATATTAGGCGAAACAATATTCAAATAGACCAAGAAGTTGAACGATTTGTGGAAGCAAATAGTTTAAGTCATTTGGAATACCAGTATCTTTTCATACTGTGCACCTACCGGAACGCACCAGCACTGAAAGGTGCACGCCATGTTCTAACGAAAATCATAGCTCAAGCAATGGAAGAGGTTAAGCGCATCGAGGAAATTAACGTGCCAGGGACGCCGGAGGATGGTGGGCAACACGCAAGAATGGAAATACCTGATGCGTGATGTAGAATGTCCCTGTTGCCATGGAGAACAATACATAGAAGTAATTCATGACGATATACAAGGATCACCAGTGTGGAAAGAAAGATGTAACTCCTGCGTGGGAACAGGTAAGGTAGAGGCAGAAGAATTCTATTTGCTGAATGGACTCTGGTCATATGACGAACCTAATCAAGCCCCATAAACGGCCCGTGGTGCGCTGGACCGCCCGCCCGGTGCCGTGTAGCGGCACCCCATTCAAAACGCATGGGCGATAGGTTTTTAGGGCAGGGCGAGGCTATCTAAGCTAGGGTGCTAGGGCAATGGGTAAGGGCAAGCCGTTTCCAGGTCAGCTTCCTCTATTTCCACCAGAAAGTTTGTGGAATCCGCCCCAAGAATTACCAGATTTAAGCCAGGAAACTGAAGTTGCGATTGATATTGAAACACGTGATCCATCATTAGCTGATGACATGGGTCCAGGATTCTACCAATACGAACGAGCTAATCCTAGAACCGGTTACATCTGCGGTATATCTGCTGCATGGCGGAACAATTCAATCTACATCCCATTACGCCATCCTGAAACAAACAACTTCGATTTCAACAAAGTTCGGAATTGGCTCAGACATCTGGCAAACCAAAATCATACTCGATTCATATTTCATAATTTCCAATATGACTGGGGATGGATTGAAGCTGTGTTTGGTTCACCATTTCCACTCCCACCCCCACTCTTACTAGATGACACGGCGGCAATGGCTGCAATGGTGAATGAAAACCTATTTTCATTTTCCTTAGATAATTTATGTAGATGGCAGAAACTGCCCGGTAAAGATGAAACAGTGCTAACTGAAGCAGGTGTCCAGTACGCTGCCAAAGGAAAAGAAAACCTGTGGCAACTTCCAGCTAAGTATGTAGGACCATATGCAGAACAAGATGCCATGAGCACATTGCTTCTGGCTCAAAAATTACGTCCGCAGTTAACCGCTGAGCATTTGGACGAGTCGTATCAAATCGAGCGGAAGTTATTACCAATCACATTAACAATGAAGCAGCGTGGCGTGAGAGTTAACACGGATAAGGCC